CAGTTACAGTATCCACAGTAACATAATCATACGGTTTCCCTGCTTCTTTGATAGCTTTACCAGCATCTAGGAGCTCTTGCAGACTAGTAATTTTAATCTTCAATGCTTCTACATACTCAGCACCATTCTCTAAATCAAGAATAAGGTTGTTGTCAAGACCAGCATAGGCAGTAGTTTTACCTGTTTTAGGCTTAGAGTAAATCACAATTCTTTTTGGATTAACTCTTTCTGCTTTAATTTTTGTTGTTGGAAGTACTATACCCATCTTACTTTAATTTTTGTGCTAGTTTTTGAAACTCAACAGCAATTCTTGATAGAATGTCTGAAGCTGACTCTTCTTCATCTAATGTAATTTCTTGCTTAGCAGGAGCCCATTGCTCTTCAAAGTCAGGAAATACTTTATTCTGAAGTCTAGGAAGCTCTGTTTCTTTTTTATCAGCATCTGCTTTTCTTTTCTCAAAAAGATTGTAAGTGATAACACTACCATCTTTTAACACAGCTGACATTTCAGAAATAGGAATTGTATAAACAGAATAAGGATCACCTGTTCTACTGAGGCTTTCTTTCTTTTCATACTCTTCTTCAAAATAAGGATTAGAATTAAGCTTGAACAACTGTCTCTCTGGATACAGAGGAACAATGTCAATGTCTTCACCTTTCTCATTTTTAACATTCTCATAGAACTCTATATAGAGATCCGTTCCCTTTTTCAGCTCAGATTCAAAGAACTGAACTTGTCTTCCATACTTACCTTTCTGGAAGAATGCTGTTTTAATCATAAATGCGGGATCAGCAATACCCATTTTTTTGAAAGTTTCCATGTGATACACAAAGAAGTCTTTCTCTTTCTCTTTTCTAATTGACATAGAATTAAATTAAATTAAACTTTAATGCCTGCCTGTGCAGGTATTGGAATCTCAATTATCCTCATAGTAGTTCTATCAAGCTTGAAGAAACTAATCTTGGTCTGACCATTTCTAGATTTTAAGAAATGAAAGACTAGAATGTCATCATCATTTATGATCCATTTTTCAGGACCATATACTCTAATTTTCCTAATAGAAGGTTTGTTGATACCCATAACTACATCAGCATGCTGTAACAAAGCATCAGAACCATAAATATCAGAATCTAACACATAATTACCGTACTCTCCAGGTCTTGACCTATCAGGTGCATCAATGTTTCTATTTAATTGGCTTAAGACTAAAAAGGCAACTGGATAATGTTTCTTCATCATAGTGAGAGCCTCACCTAATGCACCTAACATCTCAAATTTATCTCTTTGGCCTTTACCTACTCTAAATAGGGCAGAGTGATCTATAGTAATCAACATGTTGGTATAACTACCGTCTGGCTTCTTGTGCTTCTCCATATAATAATGTATGGTTGCGCACATTTCATCCACTGTACATGCATCATATACAACATCTACATAGTCTGTAGCTTGTGTTGTATTATAGTACTCTACACATTTCTGAAACAGATTCTTGTCAATAAGCTGTCCTTTACTCATTAATGTGTTGTAATCAGCACCTGTAATCAAACTCAATTTTCTAATTCCACTGGTCTCATCAACCATTTCCATCTGGAACTTAAGTATTCTGTATTCCTGATCAGTATTCAAAGTGATTATATCACTAATCAACTGTTCCATGAATAAAGTTTTACCAGTTCCCGGTCTAGCACCTACAACGGTGATAGTTCTCCATTCTAATCCATCACAAAATGCATCATTAAACTTAGGCCATGCTGTTTTAAGCACTTTTAGTTCACCTGTTCTCTTGGCTTTAATCTTAAGAAGACCCTTTCTAATAGCATCTCTTTCACTTACAGGCAACAAAGGCCTGGCACCATTGAATAATTCTGACATTTGTTATGTATTTACAAGATGTTTCTTAGTATTGTTGTATAGCTCATGTGCGGCAGTAATAATAATCTCAATAAGGATATAGTGACCTACAGATATAGGTACTATCCAACTATCAATTATTACATAAGACATCACACTTCCTAAGACAGCAAGACTAAACAATATTAATTTACCTTTCATTTAATCTACCCTTTCTTTAAAATAAATCTGATTATCATCAGGATTTGTTTTAAGGAACTCACAGTAGTCTGCTAAATCAGACTCAAATGACTTATCAATAGGATTTTGTTTTCTAACAAAATAATGAGAAGTCCGCATAAACTCAAAGTTCTTGAGCTCATACTCATTGATCATTTTTTTTGTAGCTTTCAAAATAAGATCCCAATCATAGTCATAGGTCTCAAAGAACCATCTGAATACAACTTCTAGATTTTTAGGATTAGTTCTAGCCAACTTACCAGAGGAAAGTTTCCTGTTAGGAAACAATTCCACATAGTCTTGAATGTTTTTCAAGAACTTTTCTCCCATTAAATCTTTTGAGGTTTTCTTCTTAGATTTCTTAAAGAAACCATTGATTTCCTCAATAAAGATAAGACTTTTACTGGTAAGTTGCAAATTTTCATGCAACCAACCTTCATTCTGTAATTTCTTGACTTCCAAATGTTTATTAACAAATGTGTGAGGAACTTCTGACTCTTTTATACAATGTAATACATAGTAACTATTAGGTGTGAGTTTCTCCTCTACCATTCTTTTGAATATCTCTGTCATTACCAAATGATTTTATAATCTTGATTCTTTAATACAATTTCTGAAGCTTTATTAAACACATTTTGACAATCCCAATCTTTGATTTTTTGATAAGCTGCACTAGCCGGATGACTAGCAAACAGCTTGTAATTATTGTCATTTACACAATCAGCCCATTCTTTGGCTTCCTTACCTAGATAGATATAGACAAGCCCACTTTCATTCCATGTCAAGTAATCAAATAAGTATGCCAACAATGGCTTCCAAATTTGATAATGTTGACCACTCTTCCCTACTGTAGTAGTAAGAGCAATATTTAGCATAAGAATACCTTGGTTAGACCACCTAGACAAATCCGGGTCCTTAGACTCTTCATGAAAATTATACACTGTGCTATTAATAGCACGAAGAATATAATCTAGACTAGGTTGTGCTTCCATTGTATTACCACAACTGAATGAGATACCATCTGCAACACCAAACTGCGGATATGGATCCTGACCCACTATAATCACTTTCAAGTCCTTTAAAGGGCATTCTTCAAATGCTCTAAAGACATGCTTTAGTGGTGGTGTGAATCTTTTACCATCTGTAGACAGTTTGGCAAGTTGAGTTATGATACCATCAAAATCACTGCTAAATATAAAAGGTTTAAGTTTTGCACCCCAACCCGAAGGTTCTAACCTTTCAAACATTTTTTGTTTAATCTCTTCAAGATCTAGTTTTTGTTTCATACTTTTGTTTAAAATAAATACTATGGCAATAAATGTAAAAGAAATCAATGATGATGCTATTATCAATGTTTCTGTCAATAAGAGCTTTTATATGATGACCAAGGCTCTTTCCTTTTATCTTTTTCAGCATATTGGTAAGGTCAAAGACCCAGATGCATATTTAAAAGATATTCTTACTAAGAAGTATGAAGAGCTTGATGATCTACAAAGATCATTTTATACAGTTGCACTTTTGTTAGCTCAAATTGAGACACAAGCAAAAAATGAGAAGAAATATACAGAAAAAGAAGTACTACAACCTGGTGATGAAGGTTATGTAGAACCTACTGTAGATTAACATTTAACTCTCTTCCTATCTCAATGCAAGCTTCAATAGCTAGCATTAAGTCATCCTTACTTGCATCAGCAAATGATTTCCCTTCAAGTCCTGAAGAGTTTTTTACAAGTGCTTTCATTTCTTCAAATGTGTATCCAGATTCTTTTGCAAGTTCCCGGATGCATGCATGCACTTTAGCAAGCTGAGCTTTACTATGATCAGCATCAGCTAGATCAATATACATTTCAGCTTTTTGACCCTCACGGATCTTATCTACAAAGATTTGATAAGCTAGTTTAGATTGATTGTCAACAAAAACTAACTTGCCATCTTTCTTTATGAGTTTGATTGACACCATTTCTTTGCAAACTCTATAAGATTAGTAATAGTACCGGCATCTGTAATGACAGCATTAGGCCAATCATGATTGACTACATACCATTCATAGTTTACTAACTCATCATTACCACAAGATACTAGTCTAAGACCTTCCATTATATCTAATTCATAGTAATAGTAATCATAGCCATTTCCTGATTCATCATCAGGCACATCTACTTTCTTAAAAACTAAGCTAATTAATTCTTCTTCTGTCATACCTGCGGTTTTAAATACTTGTTTAGACCATCAACACTAAGTACATCTGTAGAATAAGTATCTCTAATAGTTTCCCATTTTTCAGGAATCTCATTATTAAGATAAGTCCCATATTCTTCAATACGCTTGTCTCTATAGAATTTAACTGCCTGGACAGCTAAATATACATTCTCAGCATCAGAAGAACTCAGAAGACTTCTCATACCTTCCATATCTTCATCTGTAACAATACCAAATGCTTTATTTAGACAAAGCTCTGCAAAGATTATAAAAGGTCTGTATTGACCACTATAACCACCATCTACACTATACATATGCCACAAGTAGTTTAAACTTGTGTCTTTTTTTCTAGTGATTACAAAATGCTCATCACATATGTCTGTTATAAAGTCTTTTTGTTCCTTGTTTATCATCTTACTCATCTTTAATCATAGCATAAGTTAATACTACAAGGCATACTATTACTAATCCCATTAAAATTAGCTGCGCTACTACCATGATAATGATTTTATAAAAATTAGTACTGAAATGGATGTAAGAATAATACCTACTGATATACCTACTAGGAATCCTTCCCAGAAAGCTTTCTTGATTCTATTTCTCATGTTTTTTTCTTTGTTCTATGTAATCAACAACAAATCCTATGGCAACAATTAAGTTCATACCACAGGATGTTAAAATTTCTACAATATCTTCATAGACAGTAGACATCAAATGTACATGACCTACCATCCAAAATGGTATGGACAAGTTTTGACTTATCCATACCACTAGATATTTGAGAAAGTGTCTCAACGGACAAAGTGAGTGGTTTGTTCTTTTCCATCAACCCAACCACTCAAGTAAAATGCTTTACAGTAAACCATGTTACCATAACCATTTTGAGCTTGAAAATGATGTACAACTGCAATAAAACCCATCTCATCTATTCTAATACTACCTTCAGAACTTTCAATAGGAGTGTAACTGTCCATAGATTTTATATCTAATCTAGCCCAAACACTCGCTCCTCCAGTTCTTGTATACAAAAAAGTTTCAAAGTGTGTATGATTTTTATGTTTTCTTATAAAAACACTGTCATTTGGGTTATTGTAAATGTCAGATTCCCACTTTAAAAAGAGCGGATGCTTCATTAAAGTATCAACAGTCTCTTGACTTATAGCAAACTTTACATTCACTTTTGCTTTTATACCACTTTCATAAACTGTGTAAAAATACCCATCTTTAAGACTGTAGTCTTGTGAGTAGACCAAACTTGTTAAGCACATAAATAGTGCTATAATAATTCTTTTCATAACTTTTTATTTTAGAATATGATTGTATTTACTAAGCTGTCATTGATCTGATATGTTACTACAGTACCTTCACTAGACACACCATATGCATTAGCTGCTGAAAACTTAAGATTTAACTCAAGTGTATCACCTTCCTTTTGTCTAATTCTGCATGAAATAGGCTCAAAAGTATCAGGATTATTACAAAAACCTCTTGCTTCCAAACATGCATCAAACACAATATCTTCAATGTCAAACTCTGAAGTAAGACTTTTTACATCATTCATAAATTCTACACTGTCTTCAAATGGACCTATGCTAATATGAACTTTACCCCACTCAGGATCAAATGGACGTCTTTGATCTTGTGATTCTTGATACTTCATGTATCCAAAGATTCCACCACCTGCCAATACGGCCAATACTAATGTTACAATAATTACTTTTTTCATACTTTGTTTTTTAACAACCTTCTTCAAGGTTTTTGGTTTTTACTATTTCTGGATAAAATCCATTTGTATCATGCCTCCGGCTTGCTACTACCATTGTCATGTACTGAATCATCATTTTGCTGATCCGTTTCTCTCTCAAAAGCCTCAAGTGCTTCTGCGTCTTTTCTGAGTTCAAGTTCATACTCTACCTTTTGTTTTGCTAAATAGCCTGCAAGATCATAGTCTGGTGGAATGTCTCCACCTTGTTGTTCCCACAGATCCATGTAGACTTGTTTCATTTTTCCCATACAATAAGTTTTACTACTGGACCATTTTTGGCAATCATCTTTTCTTCTCCAGTGAGATCCTCAAGTCTGTACTTTGGTATTATAGGAAAGTCTCCTTCAAAATACGGTTCATCCTTGTGACCTAACTTAACAGCTCTTGTACTAAAATCTGCTTCTTTGTAATAAAAGTAAAGAAACCGGGCTTGATATAGTTTAAGAGGAAAATCTCTTAATAGCTCATCAACATTATGTCCTGCTCTTATTGCTACTCTTATATTAGCATGTGTTTTAGTTGGCAAAGAGTTTAGTACTCTGTTTGTATACTGTCTTTTATACATCAATCATCTTCAATGTTAAAGTAACCCATCACTACACCTACAGGAAAGACTACGGCACCAACACCTCTTAGAACTTCTGCCTTGTACGGGCTACTAAAGTTGTATTGGCTTAACTTATACAAGTTAGCAAACCAACCATAACCAATTAGCACAACAATGCTGATAGCAATTATGCTACCCTTTGTGTCATCATTCATAATCTTAAGTTTAAATTAAATAAATTTATATTGCAAATTCTTCAAGCTCTACTTCTTTTTCTATTTCTTGTTTGAACATAAGTGAAGTCAGATGATCTATAGATATAAATCTCTCTGCTGCATAATACTCATAAGGAAATGAATTTTCACTAAGTTGAACTTCTTTTAATAGATATCCTATTTTATTGTTTTGTAGACTCATTCTTACAGTTTCTATAACTGTGTAGACTATGCCTTCTACAATCCATTCATTGTCGGGTATCCTTTTGGGCTTGTTGCTAGAATCAATACAAATAACTTTCATGTTCTTGAACCTCATTCTTAATATCCAGAGTTTCAAAAGTATTAGATATTACATATAAATCCAAAAAAGTACCTGATTTTACATGACATTTTCCATTGTTATTTGCTATAAGAGCACATTGCTCCGCCTGTACATTTGTATGGTTACAAAATTTAATCAGGCAAGCCATGATGTAAGCATAAGAATGCACATCATCATTATAGATTATAAGCTTATGAGTATGATCTTCCATATAGTTAATATAAGAAATTATACTGGGACATTAAAGGTTTTCCAAGTTATTTTACTTTGATCAAATGACTCTAATGCTTCTTTAACCCATTTTTCATCTACAGTACCTACATAACATAGTATGTGTACAATAGCTTTATCATCAGGATTAAGGCGGAGTAATCTACCTATTCTCTGACTAGCCTTGCGCTCATTGCCATATGCATGCATGATAATACCTTGTTTAAGATTAGGAATGTTTACACCCTCACTCAACTGTAGTACAGTAGATAGTTTTGTAATAGAACCAGCCTTAAACTCTTCTAGATTTGTCTCAGAGTTAGGGTTGTTACTATGATAACTATGCGTGCATAGTCTATCTGCTTGATCTTGAGTATTAGCAAACAAAATGCACTTGCTATCTATATTGTCTAGTAGAAGCTTTGCATATCTTTCTTTGCTTGGATACTCCATCATTGCTTTCATTCTCATTACTCTGAGAATATGTGACGGTCCTGACCCTGTTTCAATTCTTCTAGACCAATAGGTATAACTCTGATCCTCGGAACTCATAAACTTTTTGCCTTTGATATCTACCGGTAGATTTCTCTCTGTAGATAATTCAAGCTGGTGTACAATGATTTGATAATCATTAATAATTCCATTCTCTATAGCATCATCTGCCTTAAATGTAAACACTACTGGACAGAACTCATTGACCATAGAACCCTTTTCAGAGTTTCTATACTTAGGAGGTGTACCAGTTAGGCCTAATATGGGCCCGTTGAACTCTTCTAGAAACAATCTATGAGAATCCAACAGTGAGTGCATCTCATCTAAATACAATGCATCATAGTCAGCCGGGTCTTTCTTACTTAAGCTGAGATAAGTAGTGAATACTATTCTCTCTAGTAAGTGTTCTTTACCAAACTTAACTGCATCATCTTTCCAAGATTGGAAAATAGATTTCTTTGGTGCTGCTACAAGAACTTTCATTAATGCAGTTGTATTTCTCTCAATGTGATTAAGACCAACTAAAGTCTTACCAACACCGGTACCTAATGCAACACTACATTTTGTTTTGCCTACAGTAGCATCTAATGCCTGCTGTTGAATTTCATCTCTTGTCATATTTTTATTTTAACCAATTCATAACTCTTGCTTCTGCAGGATTAGCATGAATCCAATCATGACAGTTTCTGCATGCCGGTAACCATGTGCTTTGTACTAAATAGAATGCATCTCTGTTAGCACCGGCATATGTATGATGAATATCTGTAGCCATTTGACTACAACCATTCACTGCAACCTTACAGAGACTATTGTCTGTAAGATACCGTTGTCTTAACTTAGCATACTCTGCATCTTTCTTTGCTCTCTTGGCAGAAACACGGGGGATATCAGAACTTGTTGGTTTCTGTGTATCTTCACCGCTTTTGTGGCAACTCCAGCATTGTTGACATAACTTTAATCCCCCGGTTCCGCTACTCTTCCAGATGGGTCTTTCTTTACCACACCCATCACATATCTTTGTCTTCATGTAGTTTCTTAATTACTTGGTTTGCAAAATAAGTAGAACACTTGTACTGAGTCTTAATATAATCCCGGAGCATC